CAGGAAGTTTATGATGATTACATCGGCACATTTTGGGAAGCAGATGATGAAGATGATTTAGTTGATGAAGTAACAACTGCTTCAGGTTGGTGTATCAAGTCCATCGATTATCGTCACATTCTTAACTGAAACTCATGACCCGCACTCTTCTCGAACTCCGCAAATCTATCGATCAACTTATCAATTATCATGGGGCAGATGCACCAGTTGCTGCATGGATCTTTACTAAAGATGATGTAATTGATTATCCTGATATTGCAGGAGAAAGGTCTAACATTAGTGAAGAACTTGCAAATAAAGTTATCAATAGTCTAGACGATTACGATCACATTTACACTGAGATTTTTGATTGTATTGATGGAGAATTGCGAGAGGTAGGAGCAATGTGACAGTTGGAAGAACTGTCCACCAAACCCGCCACGAGGGTCAATCCCGTGTATTATTAAAGAGTCAAAGGAATCGCGTCACATGCAACTCACCGCAAAGAACGGAAACATGGTTGTTGACTTCTATCCCGTCAAGTTTGCTACGGGTGAGATTCACAATCGCCTGATGCTCAAAGTTGTTACTTTCTGCGGTAAAACTCAGTCTAAGAGTTATATCAACAAGAAAGATTTTCAACGTGAGGTTGATTCCCGTGTTGAGGGTTATGGTTATCAAATCACCGATGATTCTATGATCCCTCAACTCTTCAATTCTGCAATGGGGGTGGCGTGCTGATGTCCGCAATCAAACATTTCCTTCACCAACAACAACGAGATCAAATGTCTGCTGTTCTGAACCAAACCAAATCCGAGTTCCTCGTTGATAGTTTGATCGAACGATTGAACGATCAGTGGAAAGTTAATTCTATTGAATCTGGTCACAATACTTATTACCAAGTCGAAGCAGAGTTTGGTCGTAAGTATATCAAACTGATGACCTATTTGGTCTCTGGTGGTGAGCGTCAACGTGGACGTTCTGCTTACATGTTCGTGGAGAATGCCACTGGTGCATGTTACAAACCTGCATCGGTTAAAGCACCTGCAAAGGGTATTCGTTTCTATATTGACCAACTGGTAGATCATCCTCAAATGTGTGATCAATACGGTAGTTTTCTTTATATCCGATGAGTTACATTGACGATTCAATTTCTAAGTATAACTATAAAAAAGCAAGAGAGTTTGATAAGTGGTGGAAAGAGAATGGAGAGAAGATTGTGCGAAACAATCTACACTCCTTCTCTGGACTTGTTCGTAACAATATGGAGAAAGATTATTATTACGATCGTGAACTCTTTTGGTCTACTAATCATCCAAGAATTAAGAGCACACTAACCGAGAAAATGCACAAAGAGTGGTTAGATCTTATCAAGAAAGATCCTGTCATGGTTATTGACTTAAATACTCTTAAACTTCGTCCTCCAAAGTACAAATGACTGTTTCAAAAGAACAACTAATTGATGCTCTTTACAATGAGTACATATTTCTTTGTCACGATGATTTCGATCCAGATGAAGATCCTACTCCTGAAGAATACCTTGAAATGATAAAAGAAATGACCTATGATGAGTTGGTCTTTGAATCATGTGTTGATGAAGAGTTTGGACTTGACGATTACATTGAGGTATGGGGATGACTGAAGAAACTAAACTCATTCTTGCACATATGCAAGTGGAAAACCTGTTCGAACTCCTGAAAGATAATCCCTATGAGAATTATATGTGTGGGAAACTTTATGGAGTTAAGTATGAACTCGAACGACAGATTAAAAACATCAGAGCAAAGAAAGATGGGACGAGTGGACAGTTGAGCGAAGTGTCCACTATCGGTTGAAATCGACCCAATCTCGTGTATTGTAAGAGAGTCAAAGGAATCGCGCTCAATGATCCATCCCATCTACACTACATCTTTCGCTGATCGTGAGATGTTTGCTTACAATGCAAAAGTACGCAAACAGAAAGAAGAATTGAACCGCATTTTGTCTCAACCTGAAACCCGAATTAAGTACGCATTTGCTTTCCTTGATGATCATGGTTTCAACCCTGAAGATGATTATGCTGAGGAAGTTCGCACCAAATGCTACAACGGCATTGCAAACTATTCCGACAAACTAGATTGGTCTGAGGCACATTATTGATGACAACTGTCATTCTCGGTTCGCTAATTATTCTCTGGTTCTTCACTCCTCTCAACAAATGACTAAAATGTATCGAGTTCAAGTAGAAACCAACGACGGATGTGTCACCATTTGGTATGAACAATCCCGTGCCAAAGATGCTTGTAACATGATTAATGAGCGTGTCTATCAGCAACTTTGTGGACTGAACATTAAAGAGGTTTCTGTTACTCCTTCTGTCTGAATCATGATTACTTCCAAAGCACAAATGCTCAAGGTGATTGCTACTACTTCTAAAGAGTACAATCTCACCCGAGAGGAAAAGTTTCAAGTCTTCTGTAACGTGTGTGACAACATGTTGAAGGAGGGAAGACTTTCCAAAGCAAATCACACTCGTTGGACTAACATTTTCTGAATCATGACCTACAACTACACTGACAAAGTTCAAGTCGAAGAGTACAGCGGTTGCTGGGAAGATTACCTCACTCCTGATGAGTATGAGGACATTCTTGATCAGAAACGTTACAACCAGTCGATGTACGGTTCGTCTTATCGACCCTACCGAACTGTGCATAATTATTGAAGCAAAAGTGGACGGTTCATCAAACTGTCCACTAAACTCGCACAGACCCAGATTCTGTGCAATACTTAAAGAGTCAAAGGAATTGCACTCAAATGACTTTCACTGACGCACTGATTGCATCTGGTTATGTATTTGATGAGGACAACTATGATGGTTGTTATGTAAAACAAGACTCCGAAGGTTTCATTCATTGTTATCAGGAAGGTGAGGATGAAGGTGAGTGGAATTACGTCAAAATGACTGAAGATTTTGATGTCATCACTGAAGTTACAGTGAATGTTGATGACAACTGCACTCCTAATTCTGCACTCTGAGTTACAATGAACTTCACATATAAAGTTAGAAGTTGGTCTGTAACTCTTCCACGAGAGTTAGAAGAAGAGAAGAAATGGTGGAGGAGAAAACCAGGAAAACCCAGAAAGATGGGTGATCCGTTACCTCCACCGAAAGGTAAATTACCCAAGAAAAATAGTGACAAGAAACTCTTAGAAGGTTATTACATTCTCAAAAGAATGGGAAGACCTGTTGATAAAATTGAACCTCTGATTGCACACCTTCTTTGATACAAACAAAATGAAACTGATCGGTCTTACTTATCTGGTTGCGTTCTTCATCTTTGCACCTGTTCGCTATCACACTGGCGAAGCATTTAAGATGACTGGAGAGTTCATTCAACGTACCACTCGTTGACATTTAATCATGAAACATTCCAACACTGTTCGTATCATCGACCACATGGGATTGTTCCCTGAAACTAGAGGTCGAGCACGATACATTTCCGTCAAAACTTATAGTCATGCGATGGAAATTGTAGAAGAACAAAACAATCTCGGCAACTCTGCAACTATTATTTTCTGGTGAACATGACTGACATTCGCTACTGCAACGGTTCTGAGTTTGAAGAACTTTTGTATGAAAAATGTGTTCAACATTCCGATCTTTTAGAGCACATTATCAATCAGTATGTTACCTCTCTCGATGATAACCAACTGATTGAACTTGAGGACTTTCTTGTGAATAACTTTGGTGATGATTGATGACTTCAACCTCTAACTTCTTCAACGACATGAACAACGACAACACTAACATCGACATGTTGACTAACACTGTGGAGACCGAACATTACGAACTCGATCTAGATCATTTCCTGCAACTTGAGATGATTGCTGCTATGATGGAAGTCACTGTTGATTATCTTCTCGACGAGTTTTGCATGGATGGTCAACTCGATATGTCGGATGTGCCTTGGGAATGTTGATACAAATTGATTTTTCTGCAATGGGATTGTCGGGGATGACCTGACACCCGTTGCGGGTAGAATTGCAAGAAATTCCGGTTTTCAGTCTAGTGCCCACCTAGATTCTCAGCGAGACGAGACTGCGACTAGGAAGGATACCACGAGACTAGGGAAAATCCGATTGTTACAGATTGTTTCGATCCCCTAGATTCTGCTGGATTCTGTCGGGTTTGCCTGTATTGTAGAGGGGTGGAGAGATCCGCAGCACCCTCACAACTTTATACTTATGAACACCGAAAGAGATCTCCTTCTCTTCAAATTGTTCGAGAATGGTATCATCGACCGTCTCAACTTTGAAGTGCTCTGGGATCATGCCGACGACGTTCAAGATGTAATGGACTTCCTCAAATCTTGCGAGGAAACTACAGCAAACCTGATGGGAGTTTGATACTCTCTCCCTTTTCTTATCATGGCAAAGTCTACTCGTCCGATGAAAATGTCTGAGGTGATTAAAATCACTTCAGAGGCAGGATGTGTGATCAAGAAAGGTAGCAAACACCTGAAAGTCACACACGTTAAGGTACAACGTACTTTCACACTTCCGACTCACGGTAGTAAAGGTCGTTCAACACTTTCTCCTGGTATGTCTTCCGAACTTCGGAAGTTTATCAAGGAATGTGCAGCATAGGGAGGCGATTGCCTCCCTTTTTTATATTATCATTCCACCTGTCACCGATAAGTGCCCCCGATCAATGAATCTGCCGTTTGGTATCATGCCAAACTACGGGCGATCCGGATCTGTGCAATAGTAACAACATGGAAAACAACGCAACTCGAATGACTCTTTTCTCTCAAAATTGGAAAGCAGAAAAGTATTGGGGTGATGAACTCACTGCTCATCACATGAACTCCCGTTCTGTATATCGTTTCAAGGAAAACGATGACATTTCTATCGTCCACACTTGTGTGAAAGATGATAACAACGAATGGGTTGATCGTTTCACTGTCTGCCAATATAAGGTCACTGAGTATCACGAGAGTGGCAATGTTCTCTCTTCTGAGAGTAAAGTTATCGAGGACTTCGATAACTGGTTGGACGCATACTACTGTGGTGTTCAGTGCATCAACAATCTGAACATGGAACTTCTCGCTAACTGAAACTCATGCTCAAGAAAGTATCACTTCACAAGGAAACTCCTTCTCCCGTTCTAGTGAACAAAGGAAAGCATGGATATAACTGCTGGGTGTATTCTAGCACGATTGAGAAGAATGGTAGAACCTACCATAAGTATAAAATTACTCACAAGTTCAGCACGAAGTTTGTATTTGAAGAGGATGCACTTTTGCACGGTTGGGCAAAGATCAATGGGCACAATGTTACAACGTTTGATGTGCCGATGAGACATAAAAGAGCAAAAGATTTGATCGAATTGCTTAGAGAAGAGGTGCTGATGTGACAGTCGGAGGACTGTCCACTAAATCCGCCGAGACCGACGTTCTCGTGTATTATTAAAGAGTCAAAGGAAACGACCTCAAATGTCTCAGAAACTCAACGCCACTATCTACCGTCTACTCTTCACCGATTGCGAGTGGGATGCTATCTGTTCCGCACTGAAAGATTACGCAGATTATGGTGATGAGGAGTCTGCAATCGCTGATTCCATTGATGCAAAGATCACCGAGATCTATCGTCTGACTGAAAACAACTGAGTTCAACTTTTGTCCTTTCATTCACAACAACTCATGCGTCACACTAAAGCACAAGTTCTCTCTCAGTTTCGTTATAACTGGAAGTGTGCAACTCTTGCAGATCCTTCTATCAAAGGTGATGTAATTGCCAAACGTGAGTATTGGAACAACTTTGTTGATGCGCTTAACAAAGAGGGTTATGTTTCCAATTATCAAGCATACAACTGGTCCAACCCTTTCTGATAGAAACATGTTCATTGTTCGTTATCAAACTCCCTACAACGATTGCGAGTGGAGGGAGCAACAATTCAAGACGATTGAAGAAGCAAAGAATATGGTAGACTTCTACCGTTCTTGTGGATCTCCTGCTCAACTTGTTCACTCTAACTAACACAAACTCATTCGCCCTTCATTAACATCAACTCATGAAAACTCACTTCATTTCCGACGGCATCGCATATCGCAATCGTAAGATGCACAATCTTGTACTTTCGAAGGAAGATAAGCGTTACCTTTGGAAAACTACCAATTTTCTTGATAAGATTTGGGTTTATTTTTCTGAGATTGAACAAGACTTTCGTTTGCTACATATGCCCCTTATCTGACCGTAATTTCCCCACTAACTAACACAAAATCATGGAACGTGCTGAACTCCAAAGTCTCTACATTCAAGAGATTATTGATGGAATGGATTTGAAAGATTGTCTTGCATTGCTACACGATTACATGGATGAATCCATGGACAAACTGAGCAGCGATGAACTGATCGAAGAGGTGAACGAATACTATCCACATCTTCTCGAAGAGTGAACCAAATAGAATGGGATGCGCTATAAAGACACCCAACACTCCGATTAACTCCAACGCGCACAAAACTCTAAGACTCATGAACATTCAAAACGCAATTCAACAACTCGAAACTGCTCAAACTGGTGATGAGATTCTGATGATTCTTGAAGCACTCGAAGAACCCAACGCTGCTCCGACTCTTGACCCGATTGAGTTCTGATAGTATAATCGTGGGGGACTGATAATCCCCCCCATAAAATGAAACTTACTACACAGAGCAACGTGAACTTTATCAGTGGAAATTGGGTGAACAATCTTACACCCGAAGAACAAGATCATTACTACAATGAAATCGTCAAGTATTTCACTGAAGAGATTGTCAGACAAACAGTACAAAAGTATAGCGAAGTGATTGCCTTGAAATATAAAAACTTATAAAATATCATAGTTGTTTCTTCTCACTTAAGGACAAACCACTCATGCAAACAATCAACAACAAAGTTACACGCTACAGGGTTACTCTTGACTTTACAGTTGATGCATCTAACTGTGTAAGTCCTAAGGAATGGAATTGGAATGAACTTCTGGAACTTCAAGGTAACGAAAGAGTCAAAGAGGTTTATGTCGAGAATCTCGGAGAATACAACACTAGGGGTAAGAGGTAATGGAAGAAGATTCATTCGATTTCTATCAAGAATTAGAAGAACAATTAGAGGATGATTCGCTCTACTATGATGATGAATCTAAGGGGGTTGAGTTAGACTCTTATGACCCCTAATCACTAGGGGTTTTTCTATAGCGTTTTCCACAGTTTATGATGTTTTCTGTGGAAAGTGTGGAAAAATGTTATATTAAAAAATGTATTAAAAAATATAGCAGCGTGAATTGTTTCGTTCGCTTATGTACTCTCTGAGGGGGATGATTAAGGGGTCTATTAAATGCTCTGAGACCTGATACTTATGAGTGAATTAAATGCTCTGAGACCTTGTGATCTTAGCGGTCATGCTATCACACTTTCCCATAAATGTCAACAGGGGTCACACAAATACTCCGAGACCCACACATAAGCACTCCGAGAGGAATCGCATCTGAGACCTATAAGATCTTTGAGAACTTATGGACAGTTGCCATAGCTTACTCATATGGTGTACAATTACTCTGTGGAGTATCAAGATGGGATTGAGAGCTTAGCTTACTCTAGAGACCTTATGTTATAAGAACTCAGAGACACTTAGAGACGCTCTACCATACTCTGAGACCTTCTGGGGGTATCAGTGGACAGTTTGTTGAAGTGTCTACTATCGGTTGAAATGGGATCAGAATCGTGTATTATTAAAGAGTCAAAGGAAACGACATGAACCGCACCGATCTTCATCAAATCAATGTGATGATTGCGGAAACTCTTGAAAAACTGCAACATCTAAATCCTGATCTTTATGGTCATTGGTATAGTCAACTGTATCCTCCTTATGGTAATGATACCAACTGGAATGTAAAGACTCTTCATACACTTGAACAGTTGTTAAATTAAACCAGTTGAGGAATACTTTCTAACTAACACTTTTCCCACTCTCTTTTTTCATCATGCGTAAGATCGAACAGCAAATGAACAATGCAATTGCTGCTCAGAAGGACTGGAGCAACGCTAACACTTCAGTTCAGAATCTCGATGGGGTTTCTTATGTTTACCTTCACGGTCATAAGATTGCTGAAGTCGGTGAAGGTTTCGTGACTTTGTATGATGGTGGTTGGCAGACTGCTACCACTAAGTCCCGTCTGAACGCTGTACTTTCTGAGAACGGATTGCCTGGTGAGTGTGTATATCAGAAGAATTATGAGTGGTTCGTTCGTTTAAGCGATGGTACGACGATTCCGTTCTTCTCGGGTATGCGTCTTAACTGACAATCTTCTCTCATTCGTTTACACTTACTCTTCGTCCATTCTTGACACTCATGACTGAAATCAACGTTGCAACCGCTACCAAACTCGATCTGATGATTGCTGACACTCAGGGGAAAATTAAGTACACTGTGCTACCCCCTCGGAAAGCACGCAAATCTGAGTTGCTCATGAGTCGGACGAATGGGGTTCGGACTAACACTAACCGCCGAGGTCAAGCGTATAGCGGTCATGCAGTAAATGCACAACACGCTGTAACTGAGGGCAACGCTAATGCTTACTTCAAGACCAGTGGTTGATTGACAGAAACCCTCCGAGAGTTTATAATACTTTTGGAGGGTACTTTTCATTAGTGGTATACTTATGTCCACCACGAACACGACAACGAACACGAAGACCTTATGAGCAGCTAACTCTCGGGCAGTTTGAGCAGTTAACGTCGCGGTCTTATGTGTAGCGGCGGGGCGCGGTGCGATTAAAAAAACGCTAAACTACCCTAATCTATAACGAACCCAAAAAGCGATCGAAATAACACACGCATTCAAAATTTTTTTTGCCAGTATAAAACCGCCATAGGGTCCGCTCAAAGAATACGAATGTCTATATAAGATCAGAATGGACATTATAAGGTGTATGGAACTCACATTAGATTATTACGACAAGGATCTCCTCGTTGATTGTATTGAGTATCGATTACAGAACGACAAAGAGTTAGTCATCAATGATTCCCTCAGAGAAGAGATCGAAGACTTATTAACAATTATCGAAGATGAACTTGTATAACATTCTGGTAGACGGTGAAATCATTACGGAGAATGTCAATCAATGTGATCTACAACATAAGATTGAGATGATTCGAGCATATTGCAACTTGATACCAGAACACAGATTTTCACAGGTTACTTATGAACTAATAAATAACCCAGAAACCATTGCATGAATTGATTTGTGGTGGTAGAATAGTTACGTTGCAATTCTAGTTTTATGTCGAAAGGATTTACAATTAAAGCAAATGCTCCTGCAGTGAAGAAAAAAGAAGAAGAGTTTAATCTTCAAGCTGCTAAGGAGATGATCAAAGGTAAGTCAATTGTCTTCTGTATGCCTGGAAGAGGTTGTTCTTACATTTTTCTAAAGAATTTTGTTCAACTCTGTTTTGATCTTGTTCAGAACGGAGCATCGATTCAGATTTCTCAAGACTATAGTTCCATGGTGAACTTTGCACGTTGTAAGTGTTTAGGTGCAAATGTTCTTCGTGGTCCGAATCAGATTCCTTGGGATGGTAAACTGAAGTATGATTACCAACTCTGGATTGATAATGATATTGTCTTTAACACCGAACAGTTCTATCGTCTTGTCGCAATGGACAAAGACATTGCAGCTGGTTGGTATATGACCGAAGACGGTCGTACCACGTCTGTTGCACACTGGTTGGAAGAAGATGACTTCAAGAACAACGGTGGTGTCATGAATCATGAGACTGGTGAAACGATGGAGAAACGTCGTAAGCCTTTCACCGTTGATTACACTGGTTTCGGTTGGGTACTGATCAAGAACGGTGTCTTCGAGAATCTTGAGTATCCTTGGTTCGCTCCGAAGATGCAAGTCTTTGACTCTGGTGAAGTTCAAGACATGTGCGGTGAGGACGTTTCTTTCTGTCTGGACGCCAAAGCAGCGGGTTATGAGATCTGGTGCGATCCTAAGATCCGTGTGGGACATGAGAAGACTCGTATTATCTGAGTCTAAAAACGGCGCGTTTAGAACCGATTCTAGGCGCGTCTCAGCGCGAAAAAAAACATTCTAATTTGATTTGAGGTAATTAAACTATGGCAGTGAAAGCAAAAGGCGGTCTGAATAAGAGCAACTATACGGAAGGTACTCCGAAGAAGACTCGTCAAGGTTGTTCAAAGAACACTCATCTCGGTGCATCTTCTCGTAATGGACGTAAAAAACGTTATCGTGGTCAAGGTAAATAAATAAAAATAAATCTTAGATTTAAAAAAATGGCAGAAGTAACACCAAAAACAGGACCAAATCCTTCAGACTCACCTTCAGCAAGTCCAGAGAATGCTAAAGTTTTCGGTTATGACGTAGCTGCTCAGTCGAGAACTTCGAAATCACCTAAAGCAAACCCTAATTCTCCACTAGCTGCTGGTTGATATGACGGAAAAGGAAGCGTATTTACAGGAATGGATCGAAGAATTATCGACTCCTAAGGAGGAACTGGGTGGTTCAGCCGTTTGTCCATACGCTTCTACGTCAAAAACTAGCATTGTTGAAACACCTATCGATGACATTGTGCCCGAATCAGGGTATGATGTCATCATTTTTATTGTCGAGGACTTCTGGAAACCTCATCAACTACTAAGATGGGTCGAACATTACAATCAGAAGTACACATATTACAAATTTTATGATGATAGTTGTCTTTCTGAGACTTTCATCAATGGAATTCGTACAAATAATCAGAAATTTAACTTAATTTTGTGTCAGTCGAAGAGAAAATTGAATGCGATGCGTAAAAAACTCGCTGAGACTGACTATTATTCGTACTGGAGTAAGGAATATTTGAAAGAAGTTCTCGGAGAGGACATAAAAATAGTCGAAAAAACAGCAAAAGAACGCGAAAATTGTCCAAATTGTGGACAAAATCCTTGCAATCCACGGTGTATAAATGCAGATTAGGGATAGCAACCCCGTAAAAAGTTCTGATCTAAACAATCAGGAGCTAAAAATGGCAAATCATCCAATCCCAGACCAGGGAAATGACTTCATTTCGTCTGGAATGACTCTCATAACTGATCCAAAATCAGACAAATATCTGAATATGCTTCGTGAAGTCACTCATGATCACATTCATGACATTAAAAGACAGACAAAACTTCATGAACAAATCAGAAATGATGAAGATTATGATGATTGGGAGTATGGTACTGAACCATCATACGGTAAAAAGTGGTAAAAAGGTCTTATACATATAATAAATACCCTTTGTTTACAAGTAATGGCATTAATTTCTCGAAAATTTAGAGATATTAGTTTGTCTTTTGTACGAAATCCTGTAACTAATGACATTCTTGCGATTACAAATGAGGATGCCATCAAAAAATCAGTTATTAATTTGGTGCGAACAAGGGTAGGTGAGAGATTTTTTAATGATATTCTTGGAACAAACGTCGATAACTCGATGTTTGAACTACAGACACCCGAGTTAGCAAGTTCTTTAGAGATTGAAATATCAACTCTTCTGAACAACTTCGAACCTCGTATCAAAAAGGGGACAGTTGATATCACGTATCCACCAGATTCGAATGAAATCAACGTGAGAATATCATATGATATTGTGGGGATTCCTGCCCCACAACAAACTATAGACTTTTTACTACAGCCAACTAGAATCTAATGGCATTCAAT